GACAACCTTCTAGCGCGTGTGCGTTACATGGCGAAGGCTCTGGACTGCAAGTTCGTAATCCTAGACCACCTCAGTATCGTTGTGTCAAGTCAGGAAAACGGTGACGAGCGTAAAGCCATTGATGAAATCATGACTAAGCTCAGGGCGCTCGTGGCTGAGACAGGCATCTGCTTGTTCCTCGTGTCACACCTGCGTCGGTCACAGGGCAAAGCACATGAAGACGGTGCCCAGATATCCTTGGGTGAACTCAGAGGGTCACAGGCAATTGCACAGTTGTCCGACATTGTCATAGGTATGGAACGAGACCAGCAGCATGAAAATGAAGAAATCAGGAACACCACGACTGTCAGGGTACTTAAGAACCGTTACACTGGTGAAACTGGTCCTGCTTGTTTCCTTGCTTATGACCGCACAACAGGTAGGCTGAGTGAAGTCGCTAACCCACATGTAGGAGATGACTTTTGATTTATCTTGACCTAGAAGCCAATGGTCTGACTCCCGACACCATCTGGTGCGTTGTTACCAAGGAGAATGACGTAACTCTGGTACACAAGGACCCAGAAAGCCTCTCAGAAGCCCTCAGAGGCTCTCAGAGCGTCGTTGGTCACAACCTAATAGGTTACGATGTCCCTGTCCTAGAACGTCTCTGGGGCATCACAGTTGACTCTGGGAGGGTCCTAGACACTTTGGTTTTATCACGCTTATGTGAGCCAAGCAAGTCAGGTGGACACTCCCTCAGAAACTGGGGCAATGACTTAGGCTTCCCCAAGGGTGACCATAGTGACTGGTCTCAGTTGTCACAGGAAATGATTGACTACTGCATACAGGACGTGAACGTAACAGAAGCAGTACACCAGAAGTTGGTACAGGAGATGTCTTGTTTCTCACCTGTCAGCATTGAGCTAGAGCATAAAGTGCAAGTAGCAGTGCAGCAGCAAGAGGAAAACGGTTGGGTTCTGGACCAGTCTTTGGCGAGAGACCTGTGTTCCACATTTAAGGAGAGAATGAATGAAATTGAAGAAGAGTTGCAGAAGAAGTTCCCGCCCATCGTCCATGAAAGATGGTCAGAGAAGACAGGGAAGAAACTTAAGGACAAGGTTGAAGTCTTTAATGTGGGTTCTAGGCAGCAGATTGCGAAGAGACTTGCGGGACTTGGGGTACGCTTTGACAAAGTCACGGAGAAGGGCAACCCAATAGTCGATGAAGCAGTTCTTGACACCATCAATCTACCGGAAGCAAAGGTCGTCAGTGAGTACTTGATGCTACAAAAAAGATACGCACAGGTCAACTCATGGCTACAGCATGTGAAGGAAGACGGTAGGGTACATGGACGTGTCATCAGCAACGGTGCAGTCACAGGACGCATGACGCATCAGTCACCCAACATGGCTCAAGTACCTGCAAGCCACAGCCCGTATGGACACGAGTGTCGGTCCTGCTGGACTGTGCCTGAAGGTAAGAAGCTAGTAGGTTTCGATGCCAGTGGTCTTGAGTTGCGTATGCTGGCTCACTACATGAAGGACGAGGTTTACACCAATGAGATTATCAACGGAGACATACACACAGCTAATCAAAAGCTTGCAGGACTTGAATCAAGAACTCAGGCTAAGACTTTCATCTATGCCCTACTATACGGCGCAGGAGATGCTAAACTTGGAACAGTGGCTGGAGGAGGTAGAAGAACAGGCAAAAAACTTAGAGAATCTTTCCTCAGTAATCTACCAGCATTCGCAGCTCTTAAGGACAGAGTTTCAAATGCGTCAGCAAGAGGTTACCTCACAGGACTCGACGGAAGGAGACTCCTAGTTAGGTCGGAACACTCAGCGTTGAACACGTTGTTACAAGCAGCAGGAGCAATCGTGATGAAGAAAGCTCTGGTGATACTGGACGACTACGCAACTCGCTGGGACTTGGACTACAAGATTATAGGTAATATCCATGATGAAGTTCAGACAGAAGTTGCAGAGAAAGACGCAGAGAAGTTTGGTTGGTTAGCAGTAGAGTGTCTCAAGGCTGCAGGTATTGAGTTTAACTTGAGATGCCCTTTGGACGGTGAATACAAAGTAGGCACAACATGGGCTGAGACCCACTAAGGAGAAGCAATATGATTTATACTAAAGAAAATGGGAAGTACTACAAAGACAATCCTGAAGCTGTTAGGAGAAGAGAGCAGACAAGAATGTGGGTCAACGGTAAGAACGTACCTAAGACACACCCTTTGCACAAACCCGGACGCTACAAGAACTTTGAACAAGCAGCCTTTAGCAGCCTAGAGAAGTACGATAGTAGTGTCGAGGGTCAGGTGTACGCTATAACTAATCCTAACTTCCCTGACTGGGTCAAGATAGGCATGGCTATAGACGCTGAGGACCGCTTGAATGGCTACCAAACTTCTTCCCCATTTAGAGATTATGTGTTACAATATAAGTATGACGTGAACAATCGTCGGAAGGCAGAATCACAGTCACACACAGAGCTACAGAAGTCCTATGAACGTAAGGGCGAGTGGTTCAAATGCACACCGGAGCAGGCCAGAGTTGTCGTCTCTAGTACAGCGGAAGAGTACAAATGAAAAATACTTACAACTTAGTGAGCGACATCTACAAACTTGTGGAGTCTAAAGACGTAGCAGAAGGAGTAGACATCGAGAGCTGCATTGAGCAGTTTGGTGAGAACGTCAAGGACCTCATGCGTAAGGAGTTTACAGAGGTCAGAGACGACTCACGTAAACTACGTATGTCCAACATAGGACGTGAAGAACGTTTCCTATGGAATGTGTACAACGACGTTGACAAAGGCGAAGACTTGACTCCCAATACCTACGTCAAGTTCCTCTATGGGCATCTGATTGAAGAACTGCTACTGTTCCTCACAAGAGCTGCTGGTCACCAAGTGACAGATGAGCAGAAGAAGTGTGAGGTCAACGGCATCAAAGGTTCTATGGACTGCAGGATAGACGGGGTTGTGACTGACGTGAAGTCAACTTCGACCTACGGCTTCAAGAAGTTCAAGGAAGGGACACTGGCCTACGACGACCCTTTTGGGTACATAGGACAGATTAAAGGCTACGCTCATTCAGAAGGTGAAACTAAGTTTGGCTGGCTGGCAATGGACAAACAGAATGGTCATCTGACTTATCTGCTGTATGACTCTGAGGACACGCAAGCACCTGTGTACGACCTTATCTCTTATGACATAGGAGAAAGAATCAACCAGATAAAAAAGATGGTAGAGCAGGAGGAGCCACCAGAGGTATGTTACGAAACTATCGCAGATGGCAAGAGCGGCAACCAGAAACTCGCTATAGGATGCTCCTACTGTTCATACAAAAAAGAATGTTGGCCTTCCTTAAGAGGGTTCGCGTATTCAGCAGGTCCACGTTATTTAACAGAGGTATTCAATGAACCGAAGGTCCCAGAAATCGAAGTTTCGTAGTGTTTTTGAGGAACACACAGCGGAAGTACTGGAGGGTTTTGAGTACGAACCCTACACAGTACCTTACACAATACACAGGAACTACACACCGGACTTCGTACACGTCCCCAGCAACACGCTGGTTGAGTGCAAAGGTTTCTTTAGGGAAGGAGACACTAAGAAGTACACTAGCATCAGAGACAGTCTTGAGGACTACCAGAGCCTTGTGTTTGTTCTTATGAATCCTAATAAAAAAGTAAGGAAGGGAGGTAAGATTACTATGTCTCAATGGTGTGAGAAACAAGGTCTTGAATGGTACACATTAGATACGCTACAGGAGTTGATGGACGATGTCTCTAACAATGGAGGAAATTAAGGAACTTCTACTTCGCAACTACGACCCTGAAGACTTTCTGGAAGCACTGGAGATAACTTCCGAAGAGCTTCTGGACAGGTTTGAAGACAAGCTGATAAACAAACTAGAGGTATTCGCGGAAGAGCTAGAGGATGAAGAGGAGAACGAAGATGAGTATTGATTTAGCAACGGAAAAAGAGTGGGACGCTCTGGTTCATAGACCACCTCACTACAATCAGGGAGGCATGGAGGCCATTGACTACATTAAGCAGCAACTGGGTGACGGTATTGTTGACTACTGCGAGGGCAATGTCCTGAAGTATCTGCACCGCTGGCGTTTCAAGAATGGTCTACAGGACCTGAAGAAAGCACAGTGGTACTTAAACAAGATGGTAGAGGAACAGGAGGCTGTAGAATGAAAGTAATTGAAGGAGGTTTCGACCAGAAGAATAAAACAGACGAACTCACTGTGCCTATGGTGTTTGACGCTATCGTCGCTAAGGAAGACTTGGAAAGCTACGACGAGGCTTTCTGTGTTGTTAAGTCAGAAGACTTCATCCTTGTTTCTACGAACATGGACACAGCAGGGCTTTACTTCCTGTTGGACCAACTTAAGATGTCACTAATAACCGGAGGAGAATACGAACTATAATGGACGCATATCAAGAATACATACATAAATCAAGGTACGCCCGTTACCTGCCTGAAGAACAGCGTAGGGAGACGTGGGAAGAAACTGTGAACCGTTACTTGGACTTCTGGGTCAGTAAGGAGAAGTTGTCCAAGAAGGAAGCTAAGGAACTATTTGACCCTGTGCATGATTTAGACGTAATGCCCAGCATGAGGGCATTAATGACTGCAGGCGAGGCTCTGGCTAGGGACAATGTCGCTGGGTTTAACTGCTCCTATCTACCTATAGACCACCCTAAAGCTTTCGATGAGATGATGTACGTCCTCATGTGTGGCACAGGAGTTGGCTTCAGTGTGGAACGCCAGTACATCACTAAACTACCAGAGGTTGCAGAGAAGTTCCATGACACAGATACAGTTATACACGTCGCTGACAGCAAAATTGGATGGGCTAAATCTTACCGGGAACTTATCGCGATGCTCTTTAGCGGTCAAGTACCCAAGTGGGACGTTTCTGGAGTTAGACCTGCAGGGGCAGCCCTTAAGACCTTCGGAGGTAGAGCGTCTGGTCCAGAGCCTCTTGTTGACCTCTTCCAATTCACCGTGGAAGTCTTTCGAGCATCTGCTGGACGACGACTCAGTTCCGTCGAGTGTCACGACCTCTGTTGTAAGATTGCACAAGTCGTTGTCGTTGGGGGAGTCAGACGCAGCGCCCTCATCAGTCTCAGTAATCTTACCGACGACAGAATACGACGAGCTAAATCAGGGCAGTGGTGGGTAGATAATCCTCAGCGTGGCTTGGCTAATAACTCAGCTTGTTACACAGAGAAGCCTGACTTTGAAGCTTTCCTGAACGAGTGGAAGTCTCTGTATGAGTCACGGTCAGGCGAGAGAGGTGTCTTTAGTCGTGTCGCTAGTCAGCGTCAGGCAGAGAAGAACGGACGTAGAGACGCAAGCTTTGACTTTGGTACAAACCCATGCTCAGAGATTATACTCAGGCCCTACCAGTTCTGCAACTTGTCTGAGGTAGTGGTCAGGGCTGAGGACACACTGGACACCCTACGTATCAAGGTTAGGTCTGCTGCTGTCCTAGGGACGCTACAGGCTACTCTGACTGACTTTAGGTACTTGCGTAAGATATGGAAGGACAATACGCAGGAAGAGGCGTTGCTAGGAGTGTCACTCACTGGCATCATGGACCATCCAGTTATGTCAGGGAGGAAGAGTCGTGAAGAACTACGGAAGTGGCTCACGGAGCTTAAAGAGGAAGCTATTAAGACTAATCGTACTTGGGCTAAACGTCTTGGCATCAATATTAGCACTGCCATTACTGCTGTTAAGCCTTCCGGTACTGTATCTCAGTTGGTGGATAGCGCATCAGGCATCCATCCTAGATACGCGGAGCAGTACATACGAAGAGTAAGGGCAGATGCACGAGACCCACTCTGTGCTGTCCTAGAGGCTGCAGGAGTCCCTGTGGAGATGGACGTAACTTCTCCTACTACTAAGGTCTTCTCGTTCCCCATCAAGTCTCCTAAGCAGGCTGTAGTAGCGACTGATATGGGAGCTATGGAGCAGTTGTGTCTGTGGGAGATATATCAGGACTACTGGTGTGAACACAAGCCTTCCATGACTTGCTACTACAGGGACGATGAGTTTCTGGAGGTAGGGCAGTGGCTGTACAATAAGTTCGACAAGGTTAGTGGCATTAGCTTTCTACCTTACTCAGAACATACGTACCAGCAGGCACCCTATGAACCTGTGGACTCAAAGACGTACCAACAGCTAGTCAAGGAGTTTCCTAAGATTATCGAGTGGGACATCGTTGAGGAAACAGACATGACTGAAGGGTCACAACAGTTGGCCTGTGTTGGTAACAGTTGTGAAATCTAGAGTGAAACTGAAGGGGTCTTAAGTGACCCCTATCTTTCTCTTGCAGTACCTGCTGTCAAAGCACCTGCAGCAGCCACGTTTTTAAAATCAGAAGGACGTAAGTTAGACATAGGTTGTTTCTGTAAACTTACTGCTGCTTGCTCTAACATTCCTTCTGGTCTTTTGCTTACAGGCTCTGCTCCTCTTTCTTGAAGCTCTTTTTGAAAAGTTTCTTTATCAGGTCTAGTCTCAGGCTTAGTAAGTTTACCAGAAGAACCAAAAACATTGTATCCATTAGGTGGAGTAATTGATAAAACTCTTGAGTCACCGGGAACAGTTTGTCCAAAAAGGTCATTCTCGTCGTTAATGAAATGAACAAAGTTTCCTTTCTTATTCATCAGGTACTGGTCATTGACTCCTCCTAAACCTTTTGCAGAAGACTTGTGAGAGCCTTCAAAGTAAGCAGTGCCGTCGCGTACATCTACAGTTTCTGATATTCCTTGAAGCCTAGCTTTCATACCGTCGTAGATTTCTTGCTGAGGTTTGCGTAGCTTTACTCCGTCTTGTTCCATCTTTTTATACTTAAAGTACATGTCTATAGTTTCTTTGCTTGACCTTCCTTTTGTCCCTACTTTTTTAGATTCTGTCATCCTATGTAAAAACTTTTCATAACGACTAGCTTCCTGCCCTGTAGAAAGGTTGTATAGTTTATCATCTGGGAGTCTAGTTAATGACACAAACTCTCTTAGTTCTTGGTCTGAGAAAGTTTGTTTTTCTGGGAAGTACTTTTGAAGACTATCTTTTGCATAAAAAACTCTAGATGCTTTCTTGTTAGGGCCTTTTAAAGACTCTTTAGAAATGTCAGAAAAAGCAGTAGGGTTTCTAATAACAACTTCTACTTTTTCGTTTGGTCCTATACCTTGAGCTTTCCTTATGTTTTCTTCAATAACTGCCAAGTTGTTTTTATTCAGTGTAATACCCTTGCTTTTTAAGGGAGCAGACAAAGAAGTAGCTTTAGAAAGTACCTTGGGGTTTAAAAGCCCTCTACCCATTACCTGTACTTTTTCAAAAGACTTGACAGTTCCTTTTGTAGGGGTTCCTCGTCCTGCGCTTAGTAACTGAGTTTGGTCTAGCTGACCTTCTAAAAAAGAAAGGTCTTTGTTTAAATCTCTTAAAAACTCCTTTTCCTCTGCTGTTCGCTCTTTTGGTTTTTTGTTTCTTATGTCAGCAGCTTTTTGTCTTCTTTCAGGAGTTATCCTAGCGGCCTCTCTTCGTAAAGACATGGGAGTACCTTCTCTTCTAGAGGCTGCTGCCCTAGGACTGAGAGTGTCATATAAAGCAGTAGGAGCTGTTTTTGCTACGGACGCGGCCTGACCTAACTGACCAGAGCCGTAGAAAGTCGGTTGTCTATTAGGAGCTTCTAGAGACAGGTCACGGAGCATACCACCTTTTGCTGCTTTTGCTGCAGGAACTACGGAAAGGTCCATAGCGTACCCCAACCGTTTCATCATCTGGGGGTTTTCTTGCATGTACTGCATAGCAACCTGAGCAGCTTCCGTGTCCTTTATTCCTTCAGCAACTTGGTCCAAGCCCTTTTTTATAAATTCAGGAGTGACTGCGGAAACTGCTTCTCCTGCGGCAAAAAGAGGAACGTCTGTTAAAAGACCTAAAGCATTAGCCCCACCTTGCAGCATCTGGTCTCCAACACCAATTTCTCCTTCTTGGTATCTTCTGGTTTGTTCCATGAAGTCGTCATAACGCTTTCCCGGAAGAGAGCTTAACCTACTATAAAAACCCTCATTCGCCATTATTTTGCTCCTCTTGTCTTGCTTCGTTCATTAAGTAAACAATGTAAGCTCTGTCGGCTTTTAGTTCTGAGACTAGGTTCTTATCACTTTTGTAAACTTTAATCGCCTTGTCCATACCGGAAAGAACTTTAGAATAAAACTTTAAGCGTGTTTTCTTGTTGGACGCTTCAAGAACACTGTAGATACCTACTCCAGCGCCTGCACCTAAAACAGCCCCAGTCCCTACTCCCATGCCTGCTACTGCGCCTGCTACTGCAGCTCCACCAGTTTTTAAAGTGGCGTACAGAGCAAGAGGAGTGGAAGGTAGGTTAGCAACTTTTGATATTTTCTGCACAGCCCTTGCTATTCTGTTGTTTCCTTCTCCGTACATCTTGTTACGTAAGACTGAACGAGCAGACAAAAGATTGTGCATACGGTCAAGAGAGTTATGAACAACTTCTCCTTCGGTAATGTCTTTAAGTTTATCGTTCATTACGTTTCTTATGAATCTACCTGCAGCGCCTTTTGCTGTTTCTACAGTAGGGTCTAAAACGTCTCCTTTTCTTGGACCAGCGTTTACAAAACTGTCAAACTCTCTTCTGGCGGCTAAAAGACCTAAAGCATTAGGCTCTTCTTTATTTACGGTTTTTAACGCAATGTTAGCGTATTCATTTGCTTTCTTCTGAGCTTCTCGTGACAGTGCAACATAATCTTTAGATTCTTTTAAGCCTGCGAAGGCTTCTTGCATAGACTCCACAAGTTCTTGTCTATTGTACGCAGGGTTTCCTGACTTATTTATAAAAGCAATTAGTTCGTTGTTAGCTTTTTTTACTTCGTCAGATACTACGGTATGTGCGCGAGCATAATGAGTGTTAGGGTCTAAATCATCAACAGTCTCTAGAGTTCTACGCATCATCTGTTCTCTTTCAGAAGGAACATAGACTGTCCTGTCAAGAGGTCCTCCAATAGACCTAAACTCCCCTCCATAACCAGATTCACCAACAATTGTAGGGTCCATTAGTTTATTAATACCCGCTTGTTTTTCTTCTAAAACAGCAGTGTTGTACTTTAGTTTTGCTTTTTCTGCTGGAGCAGCCATGTCTATCTTAGAAGTAGGAGCTAAAGCTGCAAAAACGTCTACGTAAGTTTCAAATGTTTCTGCTAACTGCGGGTTGTTTTTAGAAAACTCAGAGTAAGCTTCCCACCCTGCGCCCAAAGCCTGTCCAGCCTGTTTTATTCCGGGTATGTTTTTTACTTTAGACCACCCTTCTTCAAAACCCTCACGCACAGAGTCTGAAATAAGGATACCTGCTCCTCCTGCTAAAAGCTCGCCTCCTGTCCTGAGAGCCTGAGAAACAGCAACAGAACCCAAAGCCGCAGCTTGGGCCTTTCTGATGGAAGGAGACCCGCTTATGTCAGAAGGTATTTCAGATGTTATTCTCTCTGCTCTTTCAGGAACCTGCCCTAAGCCTTCAGAAAGTATCTCCATAGGGGAAAACTCAGAAGCTCTTTGTTGAATCTGCTCTAAGTAAGGAGTTTCTGGGGGAGTGTAGCCTTCTGGGTATAAAACAGCAGCTTCTTCCGCAAGCTCTTCAGCAGTTGTTTGGTCTCCTGCAGTAAGAGCCATTTGAATAGCATTTTTGTACTGTTCTTGAGTGTACTGCATAGTTACCTCTTTTTATGGGGCTGTGGCTGCGTCAAGAAAACTATCTGCTGCTTTACTACGGACAGGGGCAGGACCTTCGTCAACATAAAAGTCTTCTGGAAACCATGCTAACGCAGCTTCTCCGCTCTCGCCAAGACTTGCTTTAACCCTACCTCTAATTTTCTTGTACTTCTCGATATTGTTTCTAGCGCCTTTACCCATGTCCTCCAAAAGACGTTTTAAAGTTCCTTTGTCTAGCGTAATGTCTCCTGCAACAACACGTTCAGCGTACTTTCTATCTGCATCAGATAAACCAGTACCAGCACCTAAATTGACAATATATTGAGCCACTCGCCTTCCTGAATCAGCAATATATGCTTCTGTGTCTACTATTGAAGAAGGGTCAGCAAGAGGAATACCTAAAGTTTCTGCGTATCTGACAACATTTAGTTTAATTTCAGCACCAGCGCCTGTAAACATATTGTTTAAATTAGGCATGCTTCTGTTTATAGAACTAAGAGCGTCTGCCGCTTTTGCTGCATTTTCTGCTAATTCTGAAAAAGACTTGGCACCTGCTTTAGCTAACTCATCTCCCATACCTGCGGTTATATTCTGGACTTTTTGTACTTGTGGGGGAGCAGGTTGTAGTCCCAACTGAGAAGCTTCAGACCACCTGTCGGTGTCTCTGTCCCAAACAAGACCTGTTTCATTAACACGGTAGTCTACTAATTTACCGTCCTGTAAGAAAAACTCCATTTTTCCTTTTTGTCCGGTTATGTAGTCAGTAAAAACACTGTCTGGAACTTTAGCTAAGTCTAGTTCAGCAAACGACTCGTCTGTTATTCCGGCTGCTCTAGCCATTTGTTTTCTGACTAAAGGATTTTGAGTAGGCATCCTGTTTACTTCTGTTTTACGAATCTCAGTCGCTATAGTACGCAACTCTTCTGGGTCTGTTATTCCTTGTATTCGTTCCGCTAAGTCAGGTTGGTTTAGTTTTAAAGCAGTGTTTGACAAATTAACTTTACGCTGTACAAATTTATTTGCATCGTCTGTTTGTTTTTGCAGTTTTCTTTGTTGAGTTGCAAGCTCTATTGCTTGGGCTGCGTTTCCTTCACCTCTATAATACTCAGACAGTGTACCAAGACCTTCAGGTGTCTGTAAATCTACTCCTGAAAGAACACCTTGAAGTTTGGCTTTCTGCGAAGCCTCTCTGGAAGCCTGAGACAACTGTTGTGCTTCTCTCTGGTAGCCGGAAGCAGCCAACTGTTGACTAATATTAGCCAAAGCAGCAGCGTCTCCAGAAGCCATTGCTTGCTGCCCTTGTTGCATCAACTGGTTAAACGCTTGTTCCTTCTGCCTCTGCTTCATCTGCCCCGGAACACCACCAATGGCAGCACCTAAGCCAAACAAGCTTTGTGACATCTCTGGTCTGCCTAAGCTAGACAGAAATCCTTGTGAAAATTGAGCCATTACATGTTCTCCTTATTAACTAAACAAGCCACCAAGTGCTGCGCCAGCGATGTTACTGCCAAAACCGCCCGCTAAACTAGCTTGTCCTAAACCAGACTGTAGCAGTGCTTCTAAGCCTGAAGCATAGGTCTGACCGTAGGCTCCTGCTTGTTCCGACATAGCTTGTCTTCGACGTTCTGAAGCAGCCATTCCGGGTTGCAACGCATTGAGCAACTGTGCCTGTGGTACGTAACCAGCGGCTAACATACCTGTCCCTAGCTGTGCCTGACGTTGCTGCTCTTGTCCTGCAAACTGCATAGCACTCAACATTGCTTGGTTCTGAGCTTCTGATTGTGCCTTAGCCAACGCAAGTTGTTCAGGAGTCCCACCAAACTGTGCTGTACGCACACCTGAGCGTCCCTGCGCCGCCATGCGTTGTTCTAAAGCCAGACGCTGTCGTTCTTCTTCAGGAGACATAGCTGCTCGCATGCGGTCATAAACGGCTTGCTCACGTTGAGCTATTGGTGTTCTTGCTTCCGTAAAGAATGAACTTGCGTCTGTTAGGGCTTGCTCTTGGAAAGCCTGTTCTTCAGGAGAAGCAGCTAGTTGATAAGTCATCTGACCCGTCTCTGGGTCCTGCATCATACCAAACTGACCACCAGTAGCAGAAGTCACAGTGTAAGGCTGAAACTCCAGCATACCTGAAAGGTCCTGAGCCAAACCCGGAACAAATTCACCGGCCTCATTAGTGTAGCCAGATAAAGCTTGTTGAGCCTTTGTTCCAATGTCTCCTATGTCACCATAGGCATCCATAGCAAATTTTAAACCAGCGGTGCCTAAGCCTAGAGCGCCAGCAGAGTTAGCAAAAGTACCGTCTTCCCCTCCTAAATCTGCTATAAAACCTGTAACATCTTCCCAAGATAAACCCATCAGTATGTCCCTCCGTTAATAGTCCCTGTAGCTAGAGTACCTGTAAAGGTCAGCGCAGGTATTGTTACAGTGCCTGTGAACGTAGGTCCAGCAGTGTCTGCTTTTGTTGCTACCGCAGTTGCAATGTTGTCAAACTCAGTTTCAAACTCAGTGCCTTTGACAAGCTTGTTAGCGTCCCCTGAAGACAAAGTATCCTTTGCAGCAAAGTCCGTTACTTTAGTATAATTACTCATATTGTTTTACCTACTAGTGCAAGTACATTGATTTCTTGGATTGACAGTTCGTTGCCGTTGATACTTGTTTCCATACCAATGCTCAATGTTCCTCCACTGCCGTTAGTGTTTACAGCGTCTTTAGATGTCAGGATACCGTCTGAATACTGACCCACGGTGTATTCGTCTATACCAAACTCTGCTTTTGCTTGGTCCCTCAGCGTAATGACGCTTGTATTGTAGGAAGAACCAAAGTCGTAGTCCCACTTTAGTAGTACATCAAGACCACTACCACCTACTACCGTCGGTCTAATCTTCTTAAGGAACTTAAGTTTAGAAGGGTCACCAAAGGACAACTCAGGGCTGAAGTACTTGAAGCTGTAGGAACTACCGTTGTCCTGAAAGCCTGTGTACTGCCCTATGCCCTGTGCGCTACCTACGAGTAAGTCTCCGTTGTCCTTGCGTTCATAGCAAGTGAAACTAGTTCCGGGCCACCGTGTAACTCTGTATGACCCGTTTTCTAAAGTGCCTCTAATGTCAAAACAATAAGTCATGTTTTGGTTTGTAAAAGTGAGTAAGTAGAAGTTTGCTTCTGGGTAATACACAGACTTGTAAAGTTCACCTGTCTCATTAATTAACTGTATGATGTCCGTGGTAATCGTACCGGACAAACTACTTATTGGCATAGATTTTTCTTGTATCGTTCTTCCAAAGCTTTTTAAGCCAGTCTGGGAAAGAAAGATTACGTCTACACCAGTGTACTGTACCGTGTCTCTACCTACGCATCCAATACCGGAAACAGTGTCGGACAAAGCCATACTAGAAGGGTCATCAGCACCTGAGTAAACTACGATACTACGCTTACCAAAGATAATCAGAAGATTGTTATGTGCAGCCAGTGCAACAATCTCGTCATGACCGTCAGGCCATACTTTAGCTATGTCAATGGAGCCAGAGGTTCCACCGGACCACTTGTGTCCTGACAAAAGGTCAGACCAATAAATAGTTGACTTGTCTGTAGCGAAGTCAGCAGTCCAGAGTCTACCGTAGGCTGCTAAGACTTCATTGCCATACATTGCTGAAACAAGACCTGACGCACTGTGGACAGAACTCAAAGTTACTACACTGCTGTTAGCGCCTCCAGATGTCCCTGAAGCAATTACATTGTATATCAGGGGTTGAAACCCACGCTGAAAGAAGTAGATGCTGTCATTAAAGTTGACCATCTTCCAGTCGTCAGCACTGGTTATGTAGCTGCCCGGAGTCTCATCAGCCAACGTGGTTGTACCACTGAGTATCTTGTTGTTGCCTACA